TCATTGGTGACAGCGCAGAAGCTGTCAGACATGAAGAGCCAGGGCCTCCTCGATGATGCTGGCGAGCGTGTCATGTCGCAGCGTATGGGCGAGATGGTAGCTTCTAATCGGCAGTGGGGGCAGCCCCAAAATCAGGGCCACCTCATCAACCAGGCGTATATGGAGATGCTCACTACGGGCAGGATAAAACCTCGCGTGGCACCGACAGTAAACCCTGGTACCCCTTCCGACAATGGCAACTCAGCCATGATGGGAGGAGGGACAGGTGGTGGCGGTCCTGTGCAGATGACGGAGAAGCAAGCTATAGAGCAGTGGGAGGCAGAGCTTTTAGAAGTCCAGAAGACGCAGCCCAAGAAGTTGGGTGGCCTCACTATGGACCAGCTTAAAGCTATCGACCCCCACGGTGGACCACAGCAGGTCACTCACGTTCCAGGTGTGGAACATAAATACGTTCATACGAGGTAACTATGGCTACCGAAACGACGTTCGATCATAGTGGTACCGGCGGTGGGCCTTCGCTTACCCCGCATGACCACATTCCGGAAGAAGAGAAAGTTGTCGCCACGCAGTCGGCCAATATGGTTAAGGCCGCCAAGAAGGCGTGGGAAGAGGCACCTATAAACACCAAGGGCATGAAGTCGTGCCCGTGGTGTGGCTTTGTAGGTATCTACGGCAACGACGGTGACGAGGGCCCTTTCAAGGACCATTTTCTGCGCGACCATAAGGCTGCGCTATCTCTGTATTGGGCCAACCCGGACCTGGGATTCGACGCCCACGCTATCCTCGCCGACGAAGAGAAGAGTGGTGAGGAGTGGGCACCCGAAGGGCTTACCAACATAGATCAGCTGGANACCAACGATTATTTCTATGTGCCCCAGGCTGTCAAAGACAAGTACCTCAAGGCTGGTGGACGCTTCTACTGGCCTACGCAGAGCAAAGCTCAGTATTGGATAGACAGGGGATATACTGTTGCCCACAGGCCTGACAGTGAGCTCGAGCAGGGCGACACGCCCACGGGAGCACGGTCGGGTTCCGAGAGCAACCTCCTCACTACCAATGAGCATGTCTTGCTGTACACGCCGGAGGCTAACGCTCAGAAGTTGGACAACGCCAAGGTGAGGGCTATGGAGGAGATGACGGGCAACCCGTCAGCATCCCTCGAAGACCTCGAGCAGCGCAAGCGCAATGCTTCTGATCCTGGCGACGTAGGGCAGCAGGCCTACGACCATTTTACCAAGAACAATCCGAATATGACTCACGATAACAAGATGATGCTCGCCAAGCAGGCAGAGAAAGGATACCACGAGGGCCGTGGTCCTGCCGGAGGCCCTACGAAGCGTGAGCCTGGAGAGCGCGTCTACAGACATACTCGTTAATTTCAAGAAAGGAAAGCCAGATGGCTAACTTAGATATTCCTAATGGTTTTACTCCCAGCCCGCTGAGACGGTCGCGCCCTTATGAGGTGCTGGCTTCTTATGCTACGGCTATCTATCCTGGTGACCTCGTCCACGTAGAGGCGACAGGGGGAGGGCTGAACATCGCCGCAGCACAAGAAGCGTATATGAGTGGAGTCTGCCTCGACTATTCGGCAGCGTCTACAGCATCGTATGCTGCTGTCGCTGACGACCCACAGCAGGATCACATCGCGCAGGACGACGGTTCGGGCACGCCCACGCAGGCGAACATCCTGTCCAGCTGCGACCACCTTGCTACGGCAGGTGACAGCACGCTCAAAGTATCCAAGATGGAGCTGGCTATATCCACGGTCGCCGACTCTGTGGCAGGACATACTTTGCTACAGTTTATAAAAGGTCCGGACTACGCTATCGGCGTCAACAGTGTATGGCGTAGTATCATCAACGAACATATGTTCCACACTGGTAAAACCACGACAGACTAATCACTGACGAGGCTTTATAGAGGAGTTTTACAATGGCTATTGGAATTGCAAGAACTTCCAACTTCGTCAATGATACTACTACCCGTGGTATTCATATGACGATCTACCAGGCCTGGACAGAACGGTCCCAGGTAGGTAGGCAGATTTTTAATGTTCACGACAGCAATCAGATACGTGAGCACAACCTCACCTTCGGCGGCATCGGCACGATGGACGAGAAGGCCGAGGGCGAAGATGTCAACTACACCACACCCGTTGAAGGTTATCTGAAGACCTTCACACACACCGTCTTTGCCAAAGGTATCAGGATCACGGCAGAGCAGTGGAGTGACGACCTCTATGGCGTGATGGAAGACAGCCCTGCCGAGCTGGGCATGGCTGCCTACGCCACAGAAGAAGGGGTGCTAGCGAACCACTTTAACAACGGCTTTGGCACTGCGACAACCCCTGACGGGCAGCCTATCTTCGACACCGCCCATGTCAGGGAGAACTTGCAGACGTACAAGAACGAGCTCACCACGGCGGCCTCTTTGTCGACTACGTCGCTGGAGCAGATGGTGATCGACTTCCGTAACTTCCGTAGTGGTGGTGGACGGCGTCTGGCTATCAGGCCCAAGTGCCTGCTCGTGCCGCCCGACCTTATCTTCGACGCCAAGCGTATCCTCAACAGTACGCAGACGCCGGAAGATGACACCAACGCCGTCCAGCCTCTTAACGACTCAGGGCTGGAGCTGAAGGTGTGGGACTATTTAACCGATACGAACGCTTTCTTCCTGCTTGCTGACAAGTCGGACCATGAGATGCACCTGTATGAGCGCGAGGCCTTTACGTCTTCTGACGTCGTGGACTTCGACAGTGGTGACCTCAAGTTCAAGGGCCTGTTCAGGCAGTCGAGTGGAGTTAGTGACCCCCGTGGTATCTTCGGAAGCCCGGGTGCGTAAATCTTTGAGGGTTGGACTTCCGGCAGCTCCCTTCGCCGCCGGGGGTTCCCCCTCGCTTTAAGGAGCACGCTATGGCAACTCTACAAGAGATGCAAGCGCAGGCTATGGAACCTGCTATGATAGGTTTGCAGTCGCAGCAGCCTGTAAAGCGGCAGCAGACAGGTGGGACGGTAGCACCTTCTCCTATAGGGTCGGCTTCTATGTTTCCTGTGGAANGGTCTGCCTATCCGACTACTGACNCAAGCCTGTATGGCAGTATGCAGCGGCAGGCACAGAACTATCAGGTGCCCGAAGGCTATGAGCCTATGCAGCCTATGATAGGTTTGCAGTCGCAGCAGATGGCGAGTAACCCTGCTTATCTCGATATGCAGCGTAATGCACAGCTTCAGATGCTTCAGCAACAGCAGCAACAGAAGATGGAGAGGGATCGGGCACGTCAGTTGCAACAACAACAGCGGGCTACGGCAGGTGCTATCAGCCCCCTTGGCGGTGCTATAGCAGGGTCTGCCTCTCCGAGCGTTATGCAGAATGCTTTGCCTCTTCTCCAGGCTATGCAGTCACGGGGCTATGCCGAAAACCCGCGGTATCAGCGGGCGCAGAGAGAACGACAGCTACAAATGCAACGCCAGATGGCAGGCATTGGCAACTACGGAGGGGGCGGGCAGATAGGGCAGGACACTTCCAATATGGATATGAATGCCCTGCTCGAGATGTTGCGGAGTATGGGACTTATACAGTAACTCACTCGGGGTGGCAGCGTCCTCCCTGAACCTTTCAAAGCCCTTCGGGGTCCACAATAGCAGTGAGGAGAAATAACAATGGCTAATCTTTTTTACGCTAAAGGACGGTGGCACAACCTGGACAAGCCGGGTGGTGCCGTCTTTTTTGTGAGGGACACCACCGTAGCCTCCTACAAAGGCTCGGGAGGATCCGACACTTATAACGGCCTGAATCCCGAACGTGCCAAGAGTACGATCGACGGGTCGGAAGGTGCCCACGCCTCGTGTGTGTCGGGGCGCGGCGATACGATTGTCTTGCTGCCAGGGTCGGTGACGATCACGGCGGCGATGGCCTTTGATGCTGACGACGTGACGCTGACAGGCGTCAAGAGCCAGGGCAACATCAACGCCTCGGCTATCGTCGTCAACGGTGCTGTCGACGGCATAGCCGTGACGGGTGCCAACGTAGTTATCGAAGACCTGCATTTTGCAGCATCGACGGCAGCGGCCACCTCCCGCATCAATGCGGGTGCGGCAGGGCTGACGGTGCGCGGATGCACCTTTGAGTGTGGTGCCAACGACGTGGAGAGCATCACCATCCCGGCAGCGGGCCTGCACACCTCGATAGAAAAAAACAGGTTCTATGTGACGGCCAATGGGCCGGACGCTGCCATTGAGATAGAGGCGGCAGGAGCCCACTATATCAGGATTGTCGACAATGAGTTTAACGGGATGAACGATACTAACGCCTGGGATGTAGGTGCTATAAACAGTGGTGTTGCTCATCTGTCATGCCTGGTATCTGGCAATGTCAACAACTTCGGCCCTGCCATCATCTTTTCAGCTGGGGCAACGGGTATGATCTCCGATAATGATATGGGCGAGGGCACCCTGACGTCTATGCTGGATCCAGGGTCGTGTATGTGTACCCGCAACTACGAGGCCGACGCTGTCGACCAGAAGGCGCGCGAGTTCCCAACCACGGCTGTTTCATAAACCCGAGAGGACGCTATGGCTATCACAGAGAAAAACGTGGAGCGTGTCCTCAGGCTCAAAGGTGCCGGGCTGTCAGCAGCAGAAGCCCTGGCATCTATCTCTACCCGTGATGATGCGGCAGAGACGAGCGTGGCTGACGTTGAGGCTGCCTTTGCAGGTAAGGCCGACATCATCAAACCAGCTAAGAAGGTTCCTGCCAAAAAGGCGAGGGCCAAGAAGTCTAAAAACAAGTGAAAGGGTATTAAGCGATGGCTGCACCTACTCCAACAGAGTACCTACGACAGGTAGGCCACGGCTTCATCCTGACTTGGGACGCTCACTGGACAGGCACGGGGGAGTTCACCAATTCTGCTATCATCGATGTATCGGCAGACTTCGGTGAAGGCTATACCACCAAATGTTTTGTCAAGTCGGTATATATTGTCGCCACGACAGGCATAGAGGTAGAACTTCAGTTTGATGCTACTGCCGACGAGCCCCTGGCGACATTACCCGAGGGTGCTACGGGTCCTGTGGACCTGGACTTCAGGTGTGCTCCTGATGGGCATCTGGCTGGCTTCGGTGCCGGAACGACAGGCGATGTCTTCCTGACGACGACGGGCGCAGCCGATGGTGACAGGGTATTTATCAGGATTGAAGGCGAGGTATTTTGAGGTGGCCGACCAGGCTATCTGTCAGGAAGGCTTCTCGATGAGGAGTCCTCCTGACGCTTGCTGCTCACGAAGTTACGGCACCGTGGACTTCTATCTATATCGACAAGCTGGAGGCTTAGATGGCTAAGACAGCAGGGGCGACGGTAAACACGGCCTTACGAGAGGTGGGCGAGGTAGACATCACGGCCTTCGACAGTGAAGACCAACTACAGAATATCCTCCTCGACGATATGAATGAAGTTGTCCACGACATCCTCGAGGCCGCCAGGTACCGTTGGGGCTTGCAGCGCGACTACCTGACTACTGTCGCGGACCAGACGGACGGCGGCGTCCTTGTGACGAACGGCAGCACTACCGTTACGTCGGCTGTCCTTGGCGAGGCTACGGCTGCTGACAACTTCGGCAGTACGATAGCAGGGCAGTTTCTACGGCTAAGCCGTGACAAGACGTCATATCGGATAGCGTCTGTAGACACCTCCTCTTCTCCCGACACGCTCGTCCTTGAAGACGCCTATGTAGGTGAGACAGAAGCTACCGAGTCATTGGGATTCAAAATCGTGCAAGACACATATGCCCTCACCTTCTCCGACATAGACGAGATAATCTTAGCCAGCTACGGCGAGTCGTCAGCTATCTTCGGGTCTGACGAGATAGCATTGACGGACATACAAACGCTCAAAAAACGGGCGGCGCACGACCTCCACAGGGACACTACTGGCAAGCCCCTTATGATGGCCCACGTAGGTATAAACTCGAGCGACCAGGAAGAGTGGGTCTTCTGGCCGTATCCCGACAAGGCTTTCCTCTTCGAGCTCTTCTTCACCACCAAGTTCACCTCCAACACCACTTTTAGCACCAGCGTCTTTGGTGGTGACGCTCCCGACATAGCGTATGATGCTGTGAGCCACCACCTCAGGTGGCGGGCGTGTATGTATGATGAAGACTATAACAAGGCTGATCGGTGGATGGCGGCGTACGAACGTGCCAGGTTCCAGATAGTGGCGAGGGAGAACAGGACGCAGCGTAACGAGCGACAGCTTGACGTAAAGACATATCGGCAGCACAACCTGCGCAGACACCGAGGCTTCCAGGGCGTGAGCCAAATCGCTTTCGACCGCATACCGAGCATACGATAATGCCATTTCAGCCTCTTCCACATACAGCGTGGCAGGCTTTGTTCAAGCAGTATCCTGCCTTACAAAATATCTTGAGTGCTGTTGTAGGCAACGATCCAGCAGAGCAGGCTATGGGTATGGCCGGCCCTATGGGAGCTCCCGTAGGGATGGCAAATCAGGCTACAAAAGCAATGGCAAGAAAAATGCTTGGCCCGGTTTGGGGGTCTGAAGCTATAAAGGAATCTGGGAAGGCCGAGGCCTTTATTAAAAAAATTACTTCTCCAAGAGCTCTCCGCAAGGAAATAGAATCTTCGCAATATGGTGAAGTGGCTGTCCTGAAAACAGATAAAGGTCTTTTTTCTCTGGACGCAGGAAAAGGGCAACACCAAGACATAGAGATGGCTCTTGATATTTTTCAGAATCCTAGCAACGAACATTTAAGATTTATCAGTGAAGATTCTATGGACATTTTAAAAGAGGCATTTAAGTAATGCCATTTCAGCCTCCTCCACATACAGCGTGGCAGGCCTTGTTCAAGCAGTATCCTGCTTTGGAGAATATCCTTGGGGCTGTCGTAGGCAACAACCCT